TATCAATTAAACCTATTAATAAGATAGAGGATTACGTTCCTTCTGCTGAGTTAATAGAATCGCTTAACAAAAAAGGAGAACTAGACCATGACCATGAAGCCAATCAGTTCCGTGATTTCCACGTTGCCAAAGGCACAACATTCAAAGACATCAATCGTGCCTACCGATACTGGTGCAATAACAGAATTAAGTGGAACGCAGAAAGACAAGGCAGTAGCAAGACTGCTCGAGGTTGGTCAGCCCACAGTGGTAGACGAAAGTCTAGTATCTTTGGTGGAATCTATAACTCAATACAAAGTGAGCGTAAATGAAATCACTAGGTATCCTGAGAAAGGTGGCTTTGTATCTACGCTTCGTGGCTATACTATTCAAGCAGATACCATTGACCAAGTAGACCAGTGCATTACTGCCGTAGCAAAAGCATCAGTACCTATGCCATACAATATGCTACGAGAACGACTAGCTATTCTAGCTACACTAGTTATCAAACCAAGTGGCGAGGCAGAGGAAGACATCGACTTGCGTATGAAGTCACTAGCCAAACGCTTAGAAGAATTCCCTGCTGACATAACGTCATATGCTATTACTCAAGTAGAACGTACCCAAAAGTTTTGGCCTTCGTTCGCTGAGTTCTATACTCATATCTCTTGGCGACTCAAGAAGCGTGAGTATCTAATGCGTGACTTACTTAAGTTACGAGTTGACATGACTGCAAACTTGCAGTAAAACTAACATAACAAATAGGAGAACTAATCATGGAACGTAAAGGTTTTATAGGCGGATCAGATGTCGGTGCAATTATGCATGGCGACTGGATTAAATTATGGGAAGTAAAGACTGGTGCAAAAGAGCCTGACGATTTGTCTCGTGTACTGCCAGTACAACTAGGCTCATTCACAGAACAGTTTAACATCGCATGGTTCGAGCAAGATTATAAGTGCGAGACTAATGGACACCAAGAGTCTGTGTTTCTAAATTACTATGGCGTTCCATGTAAGGGACAACTAGATGGTAAGATAGTAGAGCGTAACCTAGATGGTGGCTTTGACATACTAGAGTGCAAGCACACCTACCATCACAATACATTCGAGCAATGCTTAAAACAATACATGCCTCAGATACAATTCTATCTGTGGATAGCACAAGCTAATGGTTGCTATCTATCTGTTATCTTCGGTAACGCACGATGGGAATGTCAGTATGTATCTAAAGACTGGGATTACATCAAGGCTATACAAGTACGAGTCGTAGAGTTTTGGAAGTGCGTAACAGAGAATCGTAAACCATTCGAGGATGATCGTGCCGTTGTATCTATAGACAAGATTAAAGTAGATGGCATGGTTAGGCGTGATGCCTCAACTGACAATGAGTTTATGTCTAGGGCAATAGACTATGTATCACAAGTAGACGATGCAAAGGTATTCGAGTCTACCAAAGCTGACCTTAAAGCAATGGTAGGTGACAATGAGAGAGAGGTATATTGTGACTCTCTTGCAATCAAGCGTGACAAGCGTGGTGCTTTACGCTTCACAGTAATTCACAACAAGGAGAACTAATCATGACTAAAACTTCACAAACAAAAGCAGAGCAAACTAGTCCTAACAATCTGATAATGTGGAACAAAGTATCCGCATCCGATCCTGCATCACTCAAGCCAGTAGCTTTTGGTTCACGAAAGTTCACAGCCATTGACCCTCACTACCAAATCAGGGCGATGACAGAACAGTTCGGTATCATCGGTCACGGCTGGGGTTGGAGCAACGAGATGGAGTTTGTTAACTTCAGCAATGGAGACACGGCTTGTGTTGCACACATAACAGTTTGGACTGTATGTAAGCTAAATACATTTGGGCCTTTCACTGGTTGCCGTACGTTCTTTAACTCTGCCAAGGGCAGGACTAATGAGGACGCACCTAAGATGGCAATCACTGATGGTCTAACCAAAGCAATATCGCATCTTGGTTTTAACGCAGACGTATTCTTAGGGCAGATGGATGGCAACAAATATACTGCCGACCAAAAGAACAAGCGTCCTAACAACAACAACAACGACGGAGAATGGTAATGGAAGACGATAAGCAATACGACAACACCAACACTGGTGTAGGGTTCAAACCTTTTGACGATCAGAAACTAATCTTGCAAGGCAAGTTTAACGTAGAAGGTGTCGATCAAAACTTTGCATATCATACGGCTACATCTAAGAGTGGCGACAAACGTATTGATGTGTACATGAAAGTAGGTGCTATATTTCCTAACGACAAAGGAGATAACGAAATGCGACCCGACTATACTGGGAGCATGATGATCTCTGATGCACCAATGGATCATAAGAAAAGATTAGCCGCTTGGAAAAAAACAAACGAAGCTGGTCTTAACTACATGACCCTCGAATGTTCTGAGCCTCGTGACAGTACCCAAGCTGGTACTGTAACTACAACAAACAAGGTAGTTGACGAGGAGATAATAGATGAAGTACCTTTCTAATTTAAGCACCCTTCTCTTGGATTAGTTCTCCTTTGGGTGCAAAGCAGAGGTATCGGGAAACTGTGCCTCTGCTTTTTTAATGGGCAATAGGTGGTTGCCATGGCTTGTAACCACTACCCCTATCCCAAGACAAAGACTCTTTCCGATTACCATCAGCCTTGTAACTACAATGAACCCAACCTGAGTTACCACCTTTATAAGCCTCAAGAATCAACTGGTCATAATCTAGGTTCTCCCAAATCCAACTAGCCAACTCTTCATTATCTACAGAAGCCACCTCAAAATCCACGGCCTCACCCTTGGCGTGTTGACTGTTAATAGAACTACCAATCGCAAGACATAACTCAGCACTGCGGAATCCTGACGATGGTTGTATCGGCAAGCCGTAATGTAATCTTATTGGTTCTAAAATATTTTCACACAACAAAGACATAGAGTATATCTGGTCAGGGTCAGGCTCGTTAGGTATATCCTTACGCTCTGCCGTTTGACTCTTTACCATCTCAGCTAAAGAAAAGTGTTTGCTTAACTGCATTACTTCCTCCCAAAGAATTTAGTTGCCGCCCTCGTTCCGAATGACGCACTAACAATTACACCCAAGGTATACTGATAATACTCAGGCATAGATTCTAAAGCAGTAAAGCCTTCAGATACAATAGCTCTACCCCAGTCACCACAGAACGCTAGTATCAGTGGAATCGAAAACAAAATTGTAAGCCACTCGTCTTTCCAGCTATGGGCAGACGCATCAGCCATCTTCAAATCCCAGTCAATTTCTCCAGTCGCTTTCTTCTGCATGACTGTAGCTTCAGCCACGGCACGAGCAACCTTTGCCTGACTCTTAGCCTTCGACTCTTCAACGCTTCCTTGTAGCCATGTGCTTGCAAGATTAGCTAATGGTGTTATCAATGCACCAATCATTTCTTACCCGCCCATGATGTCATACCCATGTAACCCACAACAATACCTCCACCAGTTAAATAAAATAAATTACTAATATCACTTAATGCCTTTACTCTATCCAAAGGAATAAAGAACATAGCTACTGTAAACACACCCATAGAAATCAATGTGTACCTAGCCATCCGCAACTGAGCTAAGTGTTTACGTAACTCATCTTCAGTTTCTTTAATGTCTTTTGCTATCGCCATCTCTTTATCTGACACGATACCATCTCCATCTGTATCGTAATCAGCGTACATAGATTCTTCTTCAAGTGACTTCATCGCCTCATCCCCATAAGCAGTGCAATTAAACAACCAGCTATAAACAAGAGAGCAAGAAACGCATAGCCAGTAGTCTTCATGGCATCCATCATTTCTTCTTGTTGTCTACGCTTTTCCTTTTGTTGTTGCCTGATCTCATCTTTGTGATCTTGAATACGCTTTGCTCGTTCAGCTACAATGCTTGCCCATGTACCATGACCAAACCTCATATCAATCATCGATGCAATCTCTCGCATCTGTTCTTGTGCTAGTTTTGCTTGTATGGTTTCTTCAGCTACAGACTTCATAGAGAAAGCAGATTGTTGTTTCTTGTTTCTCTTCTGTTGTATCTGGCGTTCACCAGTAAACAGATTGTCAATGTCAGTAGCTAATGACGATAAGTCTTTAGCAGTTTCCAACCCGCCTTTGATTGCCTTAACTGCTTGTTGTACTAACGCTATCCCTGCAAGTGTTTCTGCTACTACCATACATTACTGGAAGATTATGCTAGTTAACATGAGTATAATTGTACCCGCAGTTCCTATCATAATGGCTTCAATCCTTTTAATTCTATTAATTGTTTCAGTCCATCGTTCAGCACACACTGCTTCATGAGTATCTATTTGTGCTTTAACAGAATTAACGGATGTCTTCATAATCAATCTCCGACCAAAGCATTTTTCTTAGTAACATAACTGGCAACAATAGTACCAATATCATCAAGTACTGCTTTACCAGCGTCAGTAGATGAAGTTCTATTAGCCTTTAGCTCATCATCAATTGAATACTTATTCCGAATCTCTCTTACACATTCAGCATTAAGATTCTTTGCTGATATGCTATTAGTTTTTACCCATGTCTTAGCAGTAGATGCCGTTGTAACTGCAACATCATCATTAGAAGAACTACAAAGTTCAGCGTAACCAGTGTCTAAGAAGGCGTAACTTACACCATCATCGTCAGTGCCATACCATGCAGGAGCAACAAAGCTACTGTCCCATTGCGTAGGCTGGACAACTTCACCAGTCCATTTATAAAGTTTCTGTGCCATATCTACTCCTTAAGGTCTTAGTTGAATCCATTGTCCTACATATGTTGCCGCTGGGTCTAGCTGACCCTGACCATTATAACCCCATGCAAACACTCGGCCATCATCTGTATACTTAACTACATTACCTTCCGAGCCATAAGCATTGCCTTGTCCATGTATGTGAATCACTTTAGTCGGCACACTACCAGCCCAATGATTTGTAGTTACAGAACCAGTTGTATTTTCTTGTGCAATATCTAATCGAATCTTTTGAAGATTAGCATCAACACCATTACCGCTAGAATTCTTATTGTAGTCCTGACTGTTAGAATAACCTGATACCCAAGTTCTATACTTAGAATCTTGGAAGTACATATTAACAGTTGATTGCCCTTGCATACCTCTATTTGCCCATATCCGTATAATATCTGTATTAGGAAATGGTACATCTACTTGAGATTGAGCAGTGCTTGAAGTCGTAGATGCTACTGTATGAGTAAACGATGTTGATGTTGATGGTGCAGTTGGAGAAGTTTGGTTTGTAACACTATCAATTCCACATTGACCATTAACATTGTACCCCCAAATACTTACAGTATTATTAGGAGAGGCAGGAGTCCCACCCTTTACGGCTACAGTACAGTAATATGCGTTACCACCTACAACAAACCCACTGTAAGTAGCTGAACCGCCAATCCTTGACCAAGTACCAACTTGAGTTGTTGAGCCGACACCAGCCTGACCAACCCCATTACCGCCAATACCATACATCTCGCCATTTGTTTTCAAATACCAAGCATGGGCGTATCGACTTGTGTAATAATAACCATCAGAGTTTACAATTTGGTAGACATTGTCTTGACCAGTATCAGTAAACGATGAAAGCGTACCACCACTTAATCCGCCATCAACTTCATTCTGTGAACTACCAGCAAAGAACAGGTTTCCACTAGTATCTACAATGTGAGCCGAACCGAACCTAGCTGACACCATTGCAATGTTTGACACAGAGCTAATATGTTGAGGCAAGCTTTGGTTTGTAGCATTACCATTACCAATCTGACCAAAACCATTGTAACCCCAAGAGAACAAACGCCCACTTGTGTCAATCGCATACACAGTATTGTAAGAAGCATTACCAGTACAAGTTGACATACCTAAATGGAATCCTGCAATTTGCGTAGATATACCAGCGTGAGTAGCATCAGGGCCAAGAGTTGATATTTTACACCACATATATCTATCTGTAGTATCTCCTAAACCAAGTTGACCATAACCATTGTAGCCACGAGCAAACAAATCACCATCTTTGGTCAAAGCAAACATGCAATGAGTAGCGTTCCAGAATCTTACAAAGTAATCTCCGTTCCTCATCCCGCCATTGTCTTGACTAAAGTTCATAATGGTAAAGCCACTATGTCCATTGCCACCAAGAATGTTATTCATAGAATAAGAGTTAACATCAGAACCCATGCCACAAAGTTCATGCTCGTTGTTTAAAAAATATGTCATTCTATAAGAATGATATTGATTTGCTTGTTCAGCATTAGCAATCGGCCCCATTGCTGGGTTGGCATAAGCGTACTCAGGAATCCAATTGTTAGCGTAATCAGCAAGCCATGCTCTACTACCAGTAGCACCATAAGTAGTACTAGCAGAAGGACTTACATTCCATGAAACTGGATCGCCATAATTACATTGAAGTGCAGTCCAACCTTTGTATCCTGACTGTGCGCCAAAAGCTAAATCTGAACCTTGTACTTTAAGAATCTGACCTGAGCCTCCTCGTGGCAATCGAATTTGACTGCTACCATCATGAGTCATCAAGTCGCCTTGAGTGGTAAGTACGTTCTGGCCTTCTGCCATTACGTTCCAATATACTGAGTTTGATGTAGATGGTGTATTAGCAGACCAGTGAGTTGCTACTGACGTTGCATTGCCTGATGCCGCAGTACTGTTAATGTATCGGAATACATTACCACCACTTGTTACCAAATCATTTAAACTATATTGTGTTGTGTTGTCATACGCTGGTGCTGATTGATCTAGTATCGAAATATAAGAGCTTCCACTTATAGATACTGCGTCATTCTTTTCGTAGACAGTTGCCGTGGCAAACGCACCACGCCAATTAACTCTTAGTTTTCCTATATTAATTGTAGCCAATTTGACCTCCTATGGTGTCGTTATAAGTAAATCGCCAGTAATAGGCATTATTGAAAACACTACATTTGGTGATGAAAAAAGATAATTATCGTAGTCAGACAAATTAAATGTTGCACTAACACCTAACTCCGAATGATCCACCACTAAATGACCAGTACTTGTATCTACTCTTAACCCATAAAACACACCATTGTTTGTTGCTGAAGTTGCGTACTCATATGCAGTTTCGCCTGCATTGACTTGTATAATTTTCCCAGCATTACCAGTAAAACTAGTAGGAAGATTAGCATTTGCTAATGCAGTTTGTGCATCAGTCTTTGCTTGTTCAGCTATTCCTGCTTGGGTTGTTGCTATTCCTGCTTGAGTTGTTGCAGTTGCAGCATCGGCTGATGCTTGAGCAACATTTGAAATAACATTGTTAACTTGTGTAATGCTTGGCCCTGCTACTACATTACCAGTTGTAGCATCAAATGCTAACGTGTTGCCTTTACGACTTGCTAAGTCAGGTAAAGACAAAGTTGCATCAGGGTCAGTATCGTTAAGTTTTAAAGAACGGCTAATGCCATCATTCAAATCAGCCGCAATTGCAATAAATTTATCAAGCTCTGTATTTAATGCACCAATCTGAAAAGCACCTGATTGTGGAAAGTCAGTTGTTCTTTCAAGCGTAACGCCTCTTGTAATAACTACAGTAGTACCACTAGTACCACCAACAATAGCAGTGTTAAAAGTTACTGTACCAGTAGAGCCGTTACCACCAGAAACAGTGTAATCAGAAGTTAATTGTTTACTAACGCCATCAACAAATACAGTTAGATCAGTTGCGTTAAAAAACCCAAAGGTAACAACGAACGGACTTTGCGATACACCATTGCCTACTGTGTAACTTTCCCTAGGCGAATTGTTTGCTATACTAATAGTCATATCGACACCTTACATTTGTAAATAAAAACACACAACGCACAATTAGAACCTACCTCCGCCACCCATTGTTAATGGTTCGCTCTCAAATTTGCCCTTACCCCAATCAGAAGTCATGTCGTTCATGAACCCTTTAACAAACCACAACCTAGCAAATGGTAAGTTTCTAATCATATGCTTACCTCCCTCGCCAGTATTACCAGTAAGAAATTGAAACACACCTTTACGCAAGAAGTCATCAGTAATACCTAATCCAGCACCACCAGCGGCAGTTACGGCATCAAATCCAGAAGTAGAAGGTGGCCCTTTCTTTTCAAACACACCAAATCCTAAGTCAGGCCCTCCTAAAGCGTCAGATATAATTAGTGACTGGTAATACATATCTGAAACAAGTGACGCAATCCCAGATTGATCGAACGCTCTTAACACTTTGTCTTCAAAATCCATATTATCCCAAGCAAACTCTGCACCCTTACCACCAAATTCTGATTTAATTTTAAGAGATAGATACCCAAGAATCATAGACGTAGCTATTGCAGTCTTTCTATTACGCACTTGGTCTGTGGCTAAACCAATTGTTATCTTGTTCATAGCCGCAAAACTATAAGACATAAATTGGAACGGCATACCTAACAATGGAGATTCGATTCTATGATATCCACGAACTATAGAATCTTCTTCTAAGTTTAATTTTTTAGCGACTCTCATAGGTATAAATACAACACCATCAACAATAATAGGCTTGTCTGCTGGTGTACCCATAAGAACTGTATTTAAGATTCCTGAGTTTAAGCTTGCCCTAAAGCTTTCTTTTGTAGCGTTCATAGAGCTAGGCCATTTTTCAGTATTCCCTACATACAAACCTGAGTTGGTTTTTTCTATTGTTCCATTTTCAACTAACTCAGCTATTTCTTTAGCCACCTTATCGTCAATGTTGTAACGAGCCGCATATGTAACTTCAAACTGACTTAGCTCTTTCATTTTATCAGAGCCATCTTTAGCGGCTTTATATGCATTGTGATTTTTACGAACTGCGACATCGATCAAAGTATGAACTCTTGCCATGCTATCAATTTGCTTAAACACTCTAGTTGCAGGAGCAAGTAAGTTAGCTATGTAAAAAGCATTTTTACCTTTAGCCGCATATTTATCATAGAACCCTTGTGAAAAAGGATTGTTAGCTAACTCTTCTGTCATACGCAAATGACTAGAGCCAGTAATAATATCTAGTATTTCACCAGCTAATCTGCCCTCTTCTTTATTCATTAAGATTCTTTTATCGCCACTACCTATGTCTTGCAGTATACCTTTAAGTGTAGGTAAATCATGCTCCATTAAAATTTTTGATAAATCAGGCAATGTAGAAAATCCTGCACTACCTAAATAATTTAATTGAGCCGCATCTCGCATAACTTTTACAGCCATCACATCCCAAGATGATGGGTCTTTACGCATAACAGAGCCAACAATCCTATCGTACATATGCTGATAGTTCATTCGCACTCTATTAGCTTCGTCCAAACTCTTACCAGCGGCAGACATTTCAATATCAATATCATCTAAAACATCATCCAAAGATGCCATGTTATGTTTCTTTGCGTACTCGTAACGAGGTGCAACCCTCATTGTGTATGCTTTCATAACTGCCATAGGATCGTTAACAATAAAATCTAATACCAGTTTGTTAGGTATATCGATTGCTCTGTGCTTAAAATGTTTTGATTTGCCCATTCCATAGTAAACTACATCTACATCAGTAGAGTCTTTAGAAGCTATACCCATTATTGTATCTACAGTAGACGATGCTCTTTCAGCAATGTCTCTAGGGTCACGACTTAAATCTTTTTTAATCCATTTGCCATTTTCAAAAATAGTAACGCTTGGATTTTCTTCATACCATTTAACAAAGATAGCTTCTAATTGTGGTCTGTTAGCATCAATAGCTTCTCTATCCCAAAAACGAGCAAACATATTCTCTTCGTTTTTAGCCATTATTGACGATTGAGTAGTATCACTTAGCTCGTCTAATTGAGTTTTCATTTCAGCGTTTTCACGCTCCATCCTTATCTTCTTTCTAAGGAGAGCTTTGTAGCCATAGATTCTGCTTTTAGTTTTGAAAGGATTATATCTGGGAACTTCGTATCTTTCTAAAACTTCGTATAACTTATCTAATGTAGACTGTTGTTTTTTAGTTAAACCTATTGTTTTGAATTTCATTTCTAGGTCTGCAATACTGCGTGATATACCATCAATTTTAGTAGCAAAATCACTCATGCCTTCTTTTAATTCTTTTTGGTAAACAACAAGATCAGCGTCAATATCTTTAATTATTCTTTCGTTGTTTAAAGTTTTATTAGTAAAAAATGTTTTGTTGCCAATCAAACCAGTGTCTTCGAGTCTTGCACCCCAAGTACTCCAAAACTGGTGCATTATTTCGTACGCTTCTTTATCTACGTCAGACAAACCAAGCTTGTTGCCATTTACATATTCTTTATTAATACCCTTAACCCACTCGTCAAAACCACGAGGGCCACCAGCAATGTCCAATATTTTTCTTGTGCCTTGGTTTGTTGATCTGCCAAAAATAATCATAAGATCATCCATAGCCTTGACCCATTCACCATTACGCATAGCCGCCATCTGATATACTGAGTTACCAAATGATACGCCCAGCTTGTTAACCATGTGAGCAACGCCACTATCCATAGCAAGCTCAATCATGTACTTCTTAACTTGTACTGGGTATTTGCCTTGGACTATTGTTTTGTAAGGTGTAGCAAGAAACCTTGTGTAAAAAGCGTTATTAGTAAACCAACTTTCTACTAGCTTCATATTATCAGATGTTAGCTTCTTAGGGTCTTTGCCTGAGTTTCTAGCATCTTCAATAGTTCTTAAATTACTTTCCGTAGTTAAATCTTCTAAGTCTTTAGTTTCTTTATTAAGTTGTTTACGAACATTAACTAAACCACTCTTGCCTACATTGCCGTCCTGCTTAACACCTTTGTCTGCGTGCTTTCCGTATCTAATTATTTCAAAATCTTTTGGAGCAATTTTTATATCGCCATCAACTAGGATTTCACCCATTGCCTCAGGCTTTAATCTACTTTTATCAATAGCTTCTTTTTTAATCTTAAAAACAATTGCATCATCGCCACCAACTGTCTCAGGCAAACGACCACCTTTATCAGCACGAATTGCTGGGTCTTTATGTTTTTCTGCGGTGTAGCTAATAGCAGTATCAAGGTCTTGTGTTAAAGAAACACCAATTTGTTTATCGCCTACAATATCATCAGGCGTTGCTCTTATAACTAAATTACCATCAGTATCAATAAATCTATCTAATGTAGCTTGACCATAGGTAGGAGTATCAAACTCTGGGTCTGTACCATCACGAAATGTAGTCTTTTCATTTGTGCCGTGAAAATAGAAATCAGGGTCAAATGAACCTCTTATTTTTTTCTGAGTAAATTTATCTAATGACTTAAATGTAGCCTTACTAATCTCGCCAGTTTCATCAATTTCATCAAGTAATCTATCTTTAACTGTAGGGTCTAGGTCATTAACCATTTCATCTAGCTGAGCCTTAAGTCTTTCCAATGTTTTTGGTATTAACTTTTTACCAGCTTTAATAGTTTCTTCGCTTTCGTCCCCATATCTACGTTGCGATCTTTGAGTTCCATCGCCAATATCTAATTTTTCTAAATCATTAACAACCAAATCTTCATGTGCTTTTGCTACTTTGCGTGTAGATTTAATTGTTTTAGCCGTTGCATCTATCCTACGAGCCGCAGGAATTGATACTAAACTACCAATAAGTCCACCAGCTAAAGTAGCAAATCCAATATTCATTGCTGTTTCTTGCCATGTATTCAAAGGATCGAATGGCGCACGAGCCGTCTCTAGTCCTGCTTGTGTAACTCCTACACCAGCACCAGTGGCTAAAGCTCTCCTAGCTACAAACCCACCAGCAGTTCTTGCACCAGCAGTTACAAACCCAGCACCAGCAAAAGGTACTGCAAGTAAATTAATTGGGTCTAATACACCAGCAAGTAAGTTTGCACCAAACCCAAACTCACTCATTACTGCTCTGCGATTTCTGTTTTCGTCAATCGCTCTCTTAATATCTGCTTCTTCTTCTTCGTTTCTAGCACCAACTAAATTAGACCTAAATTCTTCATAACCCTCCATGTTTTGCAAAGGCACATAATCAACGTCTACATCATCATCACTATACTTATACCAACGATGTGCCGCTTCAATTATAGGGTCATATTGATAACCAATTTGTGCTTGCCACAAATCACCAAATGTACTTTCAGAATCTACATCAACAATATCTTTACGATAATCATCACTAGGAGGAGCAGTATTAAAAGAATCTGCATTACGATTTAACATAGATTGTATTCTACGTTTTTCTTCTTCATCATCCTCGTAAGGATTCCATACTAAATTAAAGTCTGCCATTACCCTAATAATGCCTTTGCCATTTCTTCAGCCCTGTTAGGTGTTTGTTGATACCACAATGTACGGCTTTTCTCAGTGACACCATCTTCTTCGTAATTATAAAGCATATGCTTAGAAGCTTCTTGAAGAGCTTTTTTCTGCTCAACACTATTATAATCAAATGTGCTTGCTTTTTTTACTGCCGCTAAAAATTTAGGCCATGATTTTCTTGCTTTTGAGCTTTGTATATTTGTTAAATCAAGCTGATAAGCCATACTAACCATTGCAGTTCTTGCTTTAATTGGAAGATTACTAAACTTATTACCAGTTATATTATTCCAACCTTTGATAATTTTAGTCACTTTAACCTTAAGAACTTTTCTACCTTCTTCTTTAGTCACATTATTGATGTTTTTAATTAAAGCTCTCTCATCAGAAGTAAGTGCTGGAATGTACATACCAAAAGCAACACTAAAATTTTTACCATCTTTATATTGTCTAGGGTTAAAACCTTCTTGCGTTTCAAGTAAAGCCATAGAGTTTGCAACTAAATCTGTGTTAGTGCCAATCTCAGCAGAGTTATCTCTTGAAGGTGCAGTTTCAGATGGTGTTTCTAAAATCTTTTTGTTTTTTTCTTTTTCAAGAATATCAACTTTTAATGAGTTAATTTTATCTCTTATTGCTTTTCCTTCTTCAGAATTAACATCAAGAAAATTAGGGTCTTGCGTTAAAGCTTGAATCTTTTTTTTGTTTAGTTCTATAAATGCATCTATTTCTTCAACCTCTTGATCAGAACTTAATGGATCACCAGAATTAATCATATCTTGATCGATTGTAAATTCCACATATCCATTGTCAGTTGATTCATCCATGACGTATTTCATTTCTAAAACACCACCATTATCTGCAACTGTAATTGCTCTGTATGTAATTTTGCCATCCATTGATGAATTAGGCATAGGCATTAAATAAGTCGGCTGATCTCCATAAACATCTTTAGATTGGAAAGCACCAAAAACATCTTTATTTGCTCCACCAGCCGCTAACGAAAGTGCCGCACTTGGCTGTTGTTCTTTAATACTTTGTTTGTCTATATAATTTTCCGTTACTGCTCTAGCAAAAGTAAACCCTTCTGGCAGTTGCGTTTGCCATCGGGTAAGCGCTTGTTCTATTTTTGCGGAAGATAGACGTTTAGAAAGTGCAAATGGAGATACCATTGTTCCATTATCACCATCCCAGCTTCCACCATCGGTAACTGGTGTAAATACAATACGGCTTGGAATCTGATAATCTTTTAACTTTTCTTTAATAGCCTCATCCATTTGATCAAGATTAGATATTTTACCTATAGACACTTGTTCTGTTGCCCAAGGTGTAAGTTCCATTATCAGTCTTTGGTTGTTGGTAGTTAAAGCCACTGCCGCTTGTATGCTAGTAGGTTTAGGAAGAGTTTTATCTTCTTGATAAGCATTGTTTATGTTATCTAAAAATACCGTTCTAAACCCACTACGTTCTTTTTCATCATTAAACATAGTCAATTGTTTAATTAACTCAGTAGCTTGACCATCGCCTCCACTAACCCTTGCTACAGATAAAGCGTACTCAATTCTAGCCATTGATTTCTTATCAACTTTATGGCCTCTTAATTTATTGCCATCTAGTAAGTTAATAGTTTCTATCTGCCCTCCATTGTTTACTTCAAAAGCAGTTAATGCTTTGTAAACATTGAAAGCGTTTTCATATCTATTTGTAATTACTTCCTTATTAGCGTCAGACATGCCACTCGTAATAATACCTAAAGTACCATCGCCAAGACCATTCAAATGGCTAACAATTGGCTCAGGTAATCTATTATGTGCCATAGCAGTATTAACTACATTTGCCCATAACGGATGAACTTTATTAGTTCCTTTATCTATGAATGGGGTCTTGGTAAACCACATAGGGTCACGCTTAGTCTTGTCAGGCTCTATATCTTTCCAGATTAAATCATTAATAATATCATCAATCTGTTGGCTCTTCACATCGTTCTTTGCATTTACATCTTCATAGCCTCGTCTAATAGCCGCATCTTTACTAGCTGATTTAGTAGCCCTTTCAAAAGAATCTTTAAGCTCAGTCATCATTGTTGATGCCGCATCACTAGTAAGCATTACTTGGTTTTTAGTAATGCCATTTATTAATGGTTTAAATTCTTTAGGCAATATTGCTAAATCAGATTTACCAACTACAAACGCATTAGCTAAATTATCAACATCTTGTTTAGTTAGCTTGCGTTTAATTTCTTTTCCTTGAGAATCTTCAAAAGTGTATTCTGTATCCACTTGGCTTAAGAGGTGACCAAATGAACCTCTTATAATAGCGGCAACTTCTGCATCTCTTGCTTTAATAATTTGACTTCTGTCGTACGGAGATTTGTCTTTTAACGACTCATGCTCTTTTAACATTTTATTAAACTTAATTATTTTTTTGTCTAATAACCTATTTATTTCGTCAGAGTCATTAATAACATCAATGTTACTAGCTTCACTCATTACCTTTTTTGAATCATCTATAATCTTAAACAATTCATTAGTTTTTTCTGCCTTTAGTACTTTAAGTTCATTGCCTTCAATCTTTGAGTCTGTGTTATTAGCAGTTGTAATAGACGAACTAGTGTCGCTTAGTGTAGGCTCAAAAATTTGATGAAAATCTTTAGCACCAGAAACTGACCTAAATTCTCTATAAGCAGTTTTAATAGAATCAAATTGTGTTTCAGTTATAATTTTTTTATCTGCGTCACTAACGTCTTGTTGATAAATTAACTGATCCACATCTCCAGCGGCAGTTATGCGTTTTAATGCACTAATAGTTTTTTCAGTAAGACCTTTATCGTTTTGTATCGGCTGAAGAATAGAACGTAGTAAACTGTAAGTAGTAGCTTTGTAAGCTTTATCTACTGATTTACCAAAATTGTCTTTGCTTACTTTTGCCTTTACGCCATCAGCAGATGGTGTGGTTTGATTCCCTAGCTTGTTAAGGCCTTCTACAATTTTCCTTAATGTAGGAACATAAGTTGGATTATCGGTAACTAAAGTATCAGTGCTTTTCTTAATTTCTGAATTAGCAGTATCGACAAGTTTTATTTCGTTTCTCTTATTGATTAGATCAGCTTCATTATTTTCTTCATTTCTAATAACGTCAGCAGTAGTTATAGTATTTTTTAAGTATGCAACTACATCGTCTCTATCAGTAAGCTTTTCCATTCTTTTGTTTGTGTACTCAGCATATTCACGCATTGTCATTTCGGGCAACACTACTGTTTTGCCGTCTGTACCCATTACAGTTCTTTTAGGAGCAACTATAATTGAGTCATCAAACTGCATAAGCTTTGTATCTTGCGGAGCTAAAATATAATCAAGTAACTTTTGTTTATTAGAAATGCTTGTAATTATTTTCCTATTTGCTTCTTCAATTCGCTTAACCGAATTGCTAACACCAGCACCAGTAAGCACATATCTAGTAATAGAACCTTTAACCATTGAATTGTTTAGGTAAGAAAACGCTTTAGACGCATCCTCAGGCCCTAGTACGTTTCCAGTTTTACCTTTATCAATAATTGTTTTTTGAATGTTATAAGTATTTATTATGTCTTGGTCTGATGCATTTGCTCCATACATGTTTGTAATGGTTTGACTGGATTGTTCTGAGCTAATTAAAATATTTTCTTTTAGATGAGTTTGAGCTTTTTTAATTTGAGCAGACTGAATACTTAATTTTGTTGACGCTAAATATGTAGAACCATATCTATCGATAAGATTAGCGTAGATGCCAGTAGCATGTTGTTTCATTACCTTTATGTTTGAATCAAATGTTGTGGCGTATTTGTTAGGGTCGTTAGGATACTGAGCTTCAACTCTTTTAGCCATAGCTTGTATTTCTGAAGCTATGCTTTGTTCGTATTGAGTGTTTACTGTATCTTGGAAAGCATCCCTTGCTATTCTGCCATAAGATGTAGGCATAGCATCAAACGCTTCAGGCTTCCCAGTTTTAGGATTTATAGATCGTAATTGATTTTCACTAAGACTTTTAGCAAATGTCTTTCCTTCACGCTCTGCGGTAATACCAGCTTCTTTAACTGCCATAGCAGTAATATTGTCAGCAAGTTTAGTTACTGAGTCTTGAACATCAACTGCACCTCTTGACGCTTTAACAACGCCAATTTGTTGATTCCTAAACTTTGTAGCTTCTCGTATTACACCAGCCATTATTAACCCTTAAACACTAACTGTATTATAATTGTACAATCCAGTAATCAAACTGTTCATTGCTTCAACTTTTGATTTCTCTTTAGCCATTCTGCCACGATGCAAGTCTTGCGCTCGTGCGTATCTTATTTGTCCTTGCTCAAGTAGTGACTGATAATTGCTACGCTTAACATCTGAAAAAGCAGTTTCTTGATTCTTTCTCATAAAAGCTTTGTAACTTTGATCACTTACATCTCTGCCAAGAAAAGCAAAATACGCTTCGTTTACTGATTGGTTTACATCTAACTCAGCAATCCGATCATTGGCTCGTTGTTGAGCAATAATCTTTTCTTGTGCCAGTCTTAACTCTTCTTGTTGTGCGTCCATCTGATACGCAGTCTGTTCCATCCCTCCTTTTTTCAAAGAAGACATTACAGAAAGACCAGTTGAAACTGCCGTTAATGCCATCATATAACTCATTAGAAAGATACCTCCGCAACTAAACCATTAATATCTAAAGACAACGGATACGCTTGTGAAATTGTAACTGTTGGGTCTTTGTCGTAACCTAAGAATCTAAACTCTTTTTTGCCAGTAAAAGGTATTCTACCTAAACTCAAGTCATCTGTAACATTTCGTATTATTAAGTTTTGATTGTTAACATTTACTGCCAATGTATTTGAAATATCGATTACAACTTTGTGAATACTTCTTGCTTGTCCAGTAAGAGGGCCACCTTGTATAGAGCCATCAATAGGCATTGTTTCAGCAACTACATTAAACTCGTATCCTATTTCTGCCGTTGTTATTTCTTGTACTGCTGACACATCTACCTTGCCATTAGCTACTGTAAATTTACCCAAGTAATCAGTGCCATTAACAACAGACACAACAGCACCGTTATCAAAGTGGTATTGGACATCAAACACTCCTGCCGTTCCAGTATAAGACACAGAGAAATCCATATTTTTTGTAGGATCAAATTCTGTAAGTATAAATTTACTAGTGCCGTTACCCTTGTTGTACTTTGTAACAGTGTAAACAATGTTATCAATCACTTGTACAGAATGGAAAGCACCATTGTTTGTTGTAATTCTAGTCCAACCAGCACGCTTCTCTGATCTATTAGATGTAAACAGTGCAATAGTTCCATCTAAACAAACGCAAAACAAGTAACTCTCAGGTCTTGTGTTCATACCATTTAGAACTGCCATCTGTATTGGTTGCACTATTAAGTGTGGCGACAATGTACTTACGCCTGATGAAACGTATGCGGCCTCTGAATCTGAATAAAGATACTCACGCACAACTTGATTGTTAGCTTGAACGTACACAGTCGCACCATCATAAGACTGTGGTCTTACATAACTAGAACCAAACGGAGTTTGTCTTTTAATCTGTGCATTTGTAGGTGTAATAGGTTCAGCAGTAAAAGACGGAATGTAAAATTCAGATGATGATGTAAATATCTGCAAGTCTCTGTTAGATACAATGTGACGTATTGTATTAATTTCACCAATACTAGCAGTAAGATTTAACGAGTCTGTAGCTTCAGCATCGCCAACATCGAAGTTAAAGTACGCATTAGTAACACTTGCCCATATTCCGTCAGGTTGTCCTAGAGTGCCACCAAACCACAATCGGTTCTCATGGAAGGTAACTGCGGCTGGATAGCCTCTGATGACGCTCCAAGAGCCTTCAGACCACTCTGTTGTAGGTGCGTGTGAAGTTATCCTAGGCGCACCTCCGCCATCTATCGATGCATTTGCGTTTGCTCCTGCCGTAATAAAGTAATGATTTGCATCTATTACTTCTTGTACAGTCCTTACACCATTAATATTTGCTGGTGTAATCGATGCAATAGTTCCTGCTCTTGAGATTGTAATTGAATCTCCAGTATTTAATCCGTGATTAATATGCGTTACCTCAAGATCGGCAGTGCCATCTACTGAACGAAACGCATCAATATCCAAGTCAACATATAACTCACGAATGATTTTACCAGTTATTTGAGTTTCAGATTGCACGCTAACAATCTGTATTTCAGAGTTTTGATATTTAAGACTAGCTCCAACATGCTTACTATCTAGGTAATTACCACCAGTCGTAGTGCCAGTTACATCAAAATAAGAACCGCTTGTTGTACACACAACCGAGTTTCCAGTAGTAGCCGCAGGATCAAGCGTCATGTTTCCTACTTGGAATTGGTTGTATGGCTGAAACAAATCTCTACCATCACTACTTTGGTCATAAACAAAAGTGGTAACTTGAAAATCAGTAAGAGATGTCCGAGACAATATGCGTGGCATAAAGCTTTGGTGAGCAATAATCATTGTGTCACCAGTTTGTGCATATGTTAATTCGTGTAAATTACTTTTAGTAAATGGCAAAGCCGCAGGAGATTGCTCAGAATCTAAAACAACTGAGTCTACTAAAGTCAAAGTGCCACTAGTAGGATTAATAAAGAAACAACGTATCTTTAAGTCTTCCATTGAGATGAGGTACTTTTCATCATCAGAAAATATAAAAGGTATTAATCTATGTTGTTGAATATAATTGTCTGTATCAGGAACAGTGTCGAACTCATAAAGTTTAGTCGTGCCAAATCGTTTAGCTAAACCACCTTCATTTTTAAGAAAGAAGTTTTCTACTTGTAACCCAGCGTTTTGATAAACATTAGTATCAGTTCTTGAGATTAAATTAGGACTAACTTCGCCAAATTGAAAGTTACTGATAGGCACTCTGATTCTTGGCATTAGCTTGTCCTTGCTACAATAAACCTCGATGTTGTTAGTTTTGCAGTTGTGCTTTGTTGTGAGTCTAGGTTTCTAGCTTTTGACATAGCCTTATCTGCTTGTGTAGTCATCAAGGTAGCGAGTGAAGCGTCACGAGCAATAGCCGTTGCAAACACAATTGCTATTGAATACTCAACTGCTAACGTAAAATACGAAGGCCAATTGATTTCGTTTGCTCTAAAAGAATAGTCAGCAACAAGCTGATCTGTTGTTGATTGGTTACTATAAACCATATCGCCATAGATTTGATAATCTATAAGCTGGTCATTTACTGTAACACCATGAAGCATAATAAGATCATTAGGTAACTGAGAAGCTAACTCCCATCTACCAGTAGGTGTAGCAGACAAGGTGTTTAACACGGCTTGCTCTGTAGCAAAACGCCACCTAGAGTTTGTAAGTGCCGCCCTTGTAATATCCTCATACATATTAACGGCAACAATAGATTCGGTACTGCCATCGTCAAAAGACGTAATAGGATTAGCACCGACCAGTATCAACGCCCTGCTACATATATCTATGCCACTATTTGCTGAAGTACTGGTCGTTGCCATATAATCGTTTTAGGGGGAATTACCCCCCTAAATCCCTAGTCTGAGTCTGTTGCAGTTACAGTCAAGCCATCAACTACGTCAATAGCCGTTCCAGACGATGCGTTTGCATATGTCATAGTAACAACTGGAGTTCCAGCAGTGGAGGTCACGGCAACAATAACGTCATTAAGACGCATCATGTTGAGTGCTTCACCAGTGAAGTAACCAGCAGTATTCACATCTGCAATAGTATCTTCTGTACTGTAATGCCAAAGTGTTAATCCTGACCCACCAGCTAGGCGAGTTAAACTTGATGGTGTATAAGCCATTTCTTAATCCTCCTAGTTGTTGTCTAAGACTTCATAGATACCGTTGCTATCAATAACAACTGCACCCATTGACATCATAGATGTTGCAAGATGAGCTACTTTCTCAGGAATGTAGTTCAACTCGGTTGAGACATCAGCACCGACTCCAAGTCCAACAGATGACGTATGGAAAGCAATATTCTTACCAGCCGTAATCGCACTTGTAGAGAAGATGTTAAAGCCAAGAAAGTTCTTCATAGTCATGCCACCAGCAAACGGAAGATTCTGCTCACCTACAAAGTCTGAACTTGCAAACTCTGTAATGTTAAACAAATCAGCATAGCCTTTAGGGTGCATAGCTAGGAAACGTCCACCATCTTCTGGAATGTCAGCAGAACCCATAATCTCAAACAATGAGAGTAAGTCAGCCTTAGAAACGGCAGAACCAGTCGCACCGATCTGAGTTGCGTTTGCTCCTGCATCCATAGCAGTAATGAGGATTTCATCAGTTTTACGACCCAAAGCTGCGGCCGCACTTTTAGCTACTGCCTGACGCTCGTCAATGTTAGTCTTCAATTCGTCTAACTTGTCGATGTATTCAGCGGCATAAAAGTCACTCATGGTTGCTTCTACTGTGGTGTGTGTAAGCTCCATAGGAGTTACCATACCATTTCGTGATTTAGTAGACGCAGTTCCAGTTCCAATCTTTTGAAAGCGTACAACGCTCCCTTGTACATTACCTACAGTACGCACAGTATTCCGTAATTTACTGCCCATACGCTGATAAGCCATATGTACTTCAGATTCAAACTGTTTAATAAAGGCGGTATCAATAGAATTTGCCATATCAAATAGTCCTTTTCAAAAGTTAAGTTTCAGTTATTACGATTGTCTGCTATGCGTAAACTGTTTGATTGCCCTTTCGGTCGCCTAGTGTACAACAGGTCGTTTGTCCAAATAATAGACATTGTTTTTTGGATTTTTGCAACGCACAAAACGTATCATTGCTTGATTATTAACAAAGTATGTTTCTTCTTCAAACATAAAGCCACACCACGAAAGCCACATTATTGTATCGTGACTTGTAGCTGGTACTACATTTTCAATTTGTTCATACTCTCCTTGCAGTAAATCAACAACATCTTTGCAACCACGAATAAAGGTACGAAAGTGTACATTGACACCACCAGTGCCAAGAAACCAAGCTCTTCCTGCGTATCCCATTTCATCTATTGGAACAACACCACACATTGCTATGCAATCATCATCAACTTTGAGTGAGTAGTTTCTAGCACCTTCTACTACTAACGGCTCGGTCAATGCTTCAAGAGGATGAACTCCATGTATCATACATTCGATTCTATCAGGTAAGCGTAAATGGTCAGCTATTTGTTCTGCATGATCTACAGTAGCATTAACAAGAGAAAGCCGACCAATACGTTTTAGTTCACGATCTGCCATACAACTGTTTGAATCCGTTTTCTACAGATTGTACAAATGCTTTTTCACGCTTTGCAGGATTATGATACCTCTCATCTTGCATCATTGTTTGAAGAGTAGCTTCATCCAGTTTTGCAGTAGGAGTAGAGCCACTCATAGGCCGTGCTTCCTTAAGGTTATCCATAATATGCTCAAGAGCAATAATGCCATCAGCAGTCTCGCACATCCTTTCGATTGCACCCATCGATGATTGAGGAAAGAATCTCTGTGCAAATAGGGAAACTGATTCAGTACGAGCAGTAGCATTGTCACCTAACCTCGCTAATTCGGCATCCATATCAGGGCCACTATCAGCAGGATTTTGATCCATGTATAATGCAATGCCTTCTTCAAACTCTTCTTGGCTAAAGCCGTTAGAGTAAGAATGTTCTGCCCACCAGTTTAAGAGTTTGTTGTCGCCAATCTTCTCAACGTCTAATCCATCAGGAACTTGATAGTCACCTGACGTAGCTGGTCGATTAGCATACGCTTCTTTTTCAATCTCTTCTTGGTAAGCCTTTATCGCTTCGTCTTTAGAAGAACCTAGCTTTGTCTCGAGGCTATTATATGCCGTAGCCAAATCTTCGGGGTTCTTAAACTTTTCTGGCAACCACTCAGGACGCTCAACCGAAACTTCTTGAGTCTGTATTAGACTATCCTGAGTTCCTTCTGTTGGTTCAGCACCTTCGGTTTGACCAACTTGTGCTTCTTCACTCATTGTTTTTCACCTTATGTGCATGGTTAATACGAGATTCAATTAAACCAACTAAGTATCGTTGGCCTTCAACATGGCGTAACTCCTCGTTTGATACGTTAGAGCCATGTACTAGTTCTATAGTGATAGAACGTAGATACTTTAAGACTGCTTTACCAGTGTCCGTGTTAAATGTATGAGCAATGTTTAGGCTGATTTCGTGGTCTTCTTCTCTCTTCCGCTGAATCCCATCTAATCCAAGGTATTGTTTACTGTTGTTCTGCATCAGGTGGCATCATGCCTTCCATGTTTTGAGTTTGTTGTTGCATCTGTTGTTGCCCTTGCAAACCCATCTGTTGTTGTTGTTGTTGCTCTGCGTACTCTTGTGCCATCTGCACAAGTTGCTTACGCTCTGCTAAATCTCTTATCAAGTTATCAGGAACACCAAACTTCTTAGCTAAATAAGCCGCAGTCTCTTCTGAGTTAATAAGAATGTTCATGATGTCAGGGCCAAATCTAGTCTGAACCATCTCAAGAAACCGAGCAACGGACGAGATGTCTTGATTGGATTGTGCTTGAGCGAGAGGAGAAACACTACGCACTTTGACTTCTCGTCCGTTTATCGTAGGTAGCTCTATTCGACCTTGCTTCTTCAGAATATATACAACTCTTTGGAGGACTGGTTGGACAAGTTCTGCTTGCAATCTGCCAAAAGCACTACCTATTCGTCTTGATAAATCAGCCATACGCTCTGCAACTTCAGTAGCAGACGCAGGAGTTCTGTCAGGATTACCTAACATATCATTATATAACGCTCGTTTAATGTTAAGCCTCATGTCATTTAAGACAAGACTCGCAACATCAAAGCTACCAGCCGCCGCAACTGGTTGTAATCCTTGACTATTTGGTGCTTTTGGAATTACAGTTCCAGGAACGAGATTGATTGTATCAGGGTTAATGACACCATCATCATCCATTTGATAGATGCCTGAGATAGCCATCTGTGCATTTTCTAAAATCAATTCTATTGTAAGGTTGGTGGTCTTGATTGCACTTAATGCGTTCATCAAAGGGCCTCGCCCATAGACTTCACCCGAACATTTAGACCATCTAAAACAGACAAACGGATTTGAGCCTACGCCTTTGTAGGTTTCCATCTTAATCATTTCTTTTAGATTAGGTTCTATAGCATAGAACATAAACTGGTCTTCGTTTTTAACAGAGTAATCTCTGCAAACTACCTCAAGTATCTTTGTACGCTCTTCGGGTTGGTTCGATATCTTTCTTTGTAGCTTGTCTGAAATGGTTGCCTTAGGATACATAACAGGAATATCTGAATTACGGCAATGACGTTCCCTATAAACATGGTCAATATAGTCATCAGGGCCAGTATCAAGAACAATGTGAGGTAAAGGAACTGCCGTAAAATTAATAGGATGAATTGCGTCACCCTCTGAAACAACAAGCACACCAGTTCCCACTGCCAAGTCCATAAAAGACTCATGAACTTCTTGAGCAAAGTTAGAGTTCTGTATAATCTCGAATACATACTCGGTTACTTCATCAAGCTCGTTATTGACTGAATCACGTTCTTCTTTAGGCGTTTCGCTTCCTGCCGTAAAGTCTGCCCAGCGTGCGAAATTTGGTACAAGACCCGACTGTAAACGTGACGCAAACTCTTGAACACCAACAACTGCTGTCTCGTCAAAGATTTTATCATCTCTACGTTGACCAACGCTCTCAGAGTAAAAACTCTCACGCATCGGGAGAGCGTATTCGTAACACTCTTCAAATAGAGGCACGAAATTTTCCCGATGTTGCTTAGCTTTTTGGTACAGACGTAAATACTTTTCAGCAATCTTTTGCTGATCGATTTGATCTGATGGGTTAACTGCATCATTGTAATCCAGCATCTACAAATACTCGTTGTAGTAACCCATGCCACCTTTTGAGCCAGTAAGTAAAGACCTTCGGCCTCCACCACCTCTTGCACGCCTTACACCTTTTTCAAGAACCTCTGCCTTACGATCTGAACGTACAGACTGAGCGTCATCACGAGCTTCTTTTTGAGCCATAGCAATACTTGGATCAGGTGGTGGTGGTGCTTGGACTTTAGGGGATGGTACACACATATTAACCTCCATAAATTATTAATCTAAATCTGTTACACACAATACAATAAAACGCAACGCACAATTATAACCTCGCCCATAGCGATTTCTTCTTTCTTTGTGCTGGTTGCCTTGCAAATACATCAAAATCTTTCCTGCCATTAAAGGCACTTATAGGTTTTTGTCCACGCATAAGTTGTCTGCCCTCACCAGCACCTAACATTAAGTACTGAAGTGCATCATGTATGTGTGAGTACATATTCTTATCGGGTTTATCATCGAATCTTTCGCCCGATACATTCAAGCGTCTATAAGAATAGCCACTTTCAAACCCTTTGATTAAAGTTTCGCATCTTCTGTCTACAAGAAAAGCTGGTTTACCCTCTACCATCTTGTTAAGTGTGCTTGAAACTGACTCTAAACGTAGGTCAACAGAGTTACTGGGAGCAGGAGTTGCCCTTAACCCAGCACCACGCATGATTTGGAATGGTGTTGACTCATCTGTTTGCGCTCGGAAGTCACCAGCAGGGTCGCCATAAATATTAACATCTAAGTGAGCAAACTTTGTGGCTATCTCTTGGCGTAATAACTCAGCAAACCTAACAATACCCATGTCAATTGCTACAATTTCAGACTGTATTAGCCATCTACCCCTAACCTTTTGCCCAAAAACTGCGGCTGGTGTAAGGCCAAAGTCGATTCCAATGTATAAAGGCACGCCATCTGCAATAGGTATTGGCTCTTTTGATATGTGTGTGTCGCTTACAAACATTGGATATACTGGTTTACCTTCTTGAATTGAGCCTAATCGGTTCATTACATAGACATCAATCCAGCTTTTAGTCTTACCCCTTATAAGGTTCGTGTAATAAGTAGGTAACATATTAGATATGTTCTCTGCTTTTACATTTATATCATAATCATCAATGTTTCCATCAGTAAGTTTCTTTTCTATCATCCCTGCTGGTTGTGTATAGAACGACCAATTGTCAGGCTTAACTAACATTCGTGCTTGTTCCACGCCTATGTGGTCAGGAATAGGAACTTCTCCAGACATGATAGGCCACCAATGATCTTCTTCGGGAGCATTAGTATCTGCTATAACCCCTGACCAACTTGGGCCTCCTTCTCGCATTGAAGGGAATCTGCCAACACGCATTGTACAAGCGTCAATAATACTCTTAGGTATTTCTCTAGCTTCGTTAATCCATATGCCAGTAAGTTCGAGTGATAGTAGCTTTTTGACATCCTCAGGTCTGTCCAAAGCCAAAAAAAGAACCTCAAGTTCGAGGTCAGCTTGCTTAATCCAATGAGTGTAGGGAACGCTCCACATAAATTTCCCCCATTCCTCTTCGGGAAACCAGTCAAGCCAAGTCTTAATAGTGGTTGTTCGTAATTGTGGATTAGTATTTCTAATAATCGCCCAGCGAGAACGTCTTACACCCTTGTCATTAGGCTTTTGTTGTAACGCTCTGCGGAATATTTCAACGCAACAAGCGACAGACTTACCACTTCCTACTGGGCCTCGTAAGCCACGAAAGAAGTTGTCGTTCTTCATAAAGCTTTTGACTACTTCTCCGTCAGGTTTGTACTTAAAGTTTGTGATTATCTTGCTTTCTTGGACTTTTTCTTGGTAGCTGGTGCGGAACTGACTGGTATCTGAGGCGGAACTGTAGAAACAACTTCCTTAACCTCGACCTTATGCAGTCTCTTCGACTCAGATGTGTACGTTTTTCCACTGAGTATACGTCCGTCAGGCATACTAACAACATCGCCCACATATTTTTTACCTTCGTTATCTACATATTCCATTGTTAAGCTCTCCCGCTATCGTATGTAATTAGACTCTTAGGTCTTTTCTTATTTCCAGCAACATTACTAACTAATTCTGTGTACTTTTTACCAGCACGTGCCGCCTTTTTAGCCTCACGCTCACGTTTCTTAGCAAGCTTCATAGCTTGAATCTGCAAGTCTCGTGTTAGTTTAGCCAAGTCTTTAGCAATATTCTTGTTCTTATAAGAGATTTCCATCTTTAAGGTCATGTTACTTCCCTTTCTTCTTAGGAAAGCCTCGTTTCATGTTGGCATAGGCTCTCGCAGTTACAGTAGATTTAGCTTTAGAACGAGATGTCCCAGCCTTTTTTCGTTTATTAATATTCCTATAAAGAGACATACTTATCCTTTCTTATTTTTATTACGCTTAGAAATAGCACGAGCCTTTGCTCTAGCGTCTGCACTACTTGATGCACCCCATGCCCTCAGTGATAATAATTTTCTTGTAGGTTTGCCCTTAGAATCTCTATCAGGGCCTTTGTTTCCTGCCATTCGAGCTAGAAACGATGCTCTCCTCGGGTTGTCGCCCGACTTTACTGGAGCTTTTAATGTACCTTTTTTGTAGGATTTTCGCCCTTTGGCGTTGAGACCACCTTTGGGGTTCTTGCCCTCTTTTCTTGTCCATGCTGGTGTCTTACTCATGCGAAACCATGACCAGCATCGGAGTTGTGTCCACCAGTAACACCACCCATGCCATTATCTTCAACACCTATACCACCAGTACCAGAAGAGTTGTCATCATCAGAGCCATCTCCACCACCATCATCTGCCATTAACTGTCTCCTAGCTAATAAACGAGCCTTAGTCCTTAAAGCATTACGTCTTTTATTCTCATCAGAGAGTTCGTACTTAGAAACAATAATCTCATTTGAGGTGTCTTGTAACCATCTTTGTTTTGGTTGTGGTGCTATGTAAGAGCCACCGCCTCCTCCAGTACACATTAGACGTACCTCTCCATTAAAATAATATATATCCCCTTTAACGTACTTTTTTTAACTATAGCCATTATGTTAGTCCCGTTACGTTGCCATACACTTTTTTTCCAACCCCACCCCTAGCTCCTAACTCAGGTCTATGGATACCGTAATTTCCCCTGCGTGCAAGTGAGCGACCTTGTCTGGTGCCTTAAAGCCTGCCCGATCCAGTATGTCCTTACTCGCCTCGAGTTGGACATACTCACTTCGGGCAGACCTACTAAGGCTAACCAGCCTACTGCAAGCTGACGTAGCATGGACTCCAAGGGAGTCTGCTACTGCTTGCATCATGTACTGTTGTACATGAGGTCGCTTCAAAGCACGACTGGCACTCACTCTTCCCGATTCGCCTTTGGCATACCCCGCCATCTGCGAAGCATCCTTGATGCTCCCGCCAGATGCTACGAGGGTATCAACCAAAGCGATCTCTCGGGAAGTCAATTTACCTGCTAAATCCATACCTAAACCTTTCTAATGGCAATCAACAATCACCCCCCCTTGTTCCCCCCCATTCTTAGAGCCATTAGAAAACTTGTCAACGCACAAATGATAATGACATCCCTAAGAAGGGATGACTTTATTATTATTGTGCTAGACCAGAGAAAGGGCAGGATAACTGCCCATCTCTGTGTCTTCCGTTGACTAGTTAGGTTTATAGGTAATGGATATAGTAACCAAGGAACGATAGGCATCAGCAAGGACAAAGCAAATGGCTTTGGCTTGCTAGGAGGCCATATCGTGCCAGTCACAAACTCACACTCGATTGTCTCATGGAATGAACTAGCTCTGCTAGTATTCCATTGAGAGAAGAATCGCATGTGTGAGTGCAGTACCCTCGTAACATTCTGCCGTGGCACAAGCCTAATCAAGCCCTTATGTTATGACATAAGGTAGCTTGACTTAACGGCATTGTCAGAGGCAACCAACCCTAGCGTCACTCCCTTAGACACTTGAACTCTTCTCCTCCTGACTAAAAAAAGAAGCCTGTCTAAAGGGAGTGTTGCCAACTGTCGCTCCGCTGATGGAGACTCGTACTTCTCGAATTTTCTTTTGCGGTTTGTCATTCTCCATCTTGGTTAAATACTAG